TGCACGAATAGCAGAAAATAATGAATTAGCAGATCAGTATTGGGATACTTATGATTCATATGGATACAAATACTTAGCTGAAAAAATAGATCCGTTTCTAGTTAATAAACAATTCAAAGGTAAGACAATAGATTGGACACCTGGTAAAAAAGGAACAGGTAATATACCTGGTGGATATAGATCTGATGGTGCAGAATCACGACCAAGAGGTAGTAGTTATGGAGGATTTGATGCATCTTTCGCTGGTTCAGGTGGAGGAAGAAGTGGAAGAAGAAATGATAGAAGAGGAACTGCTTTTAATGAATCTAATTTATATGAAAGATTAAAAAATAAATCTTTCTTCAACCCAGATGATATTAAACCAGAGTTTCCTGAGAACCCACCACCAAAGTTAGATCCAAAAACTGGTATGCATCCTCAGTATGGTAAGAAGGCAAAACGTTATGGTAAATTAGATCCAATCAGTGCTAATTCCATGCCTCCTACAGGTGATCCAGAGATAGATGCAGTGGTCAATAAACAGAAGACAATCAATAAAATTAAGAAGATGGCAAGAAATAAGTAATAATACTTATTGACTCAAGTGTAAAGTTCTGTTAAGATAAATAACGAAAGATGTTCTTTTGAACATATTAATTGCTCCCCTTCAACCAAGACCTATAGGGAGGATAAATTACGTCTTTTTGCCTGTAAGTGAGGGATTTACAGGACATAAGTTTCGCATCTTCCCTGATGCCCTACTTAAAAACGTCTTACTAATGACAACTCTATCAACTCAACGCAAATCTGGAGGACTTCTAGCAGGTTGGCCAGAATTTTGTGAGTGGGTAACATCAACAGACAACAGAATCTATGTTGGTTGGTTTGGTGTACTCATGATCCCATGCTTGCTAACAGCAGCAGCATGTTTCATTGTTGCTTTCATAGCAGCACCTCCTGTCGATATCGACGGAATCAGAGAACCAGTAGCGGGTTCTTTCTTGTATGGTAACAACATCATCTCTGGTGCAGTTGTTCCTTCATCAAACGCTATCGGTCTACACTTCTACCCTATCTGGGAAGCAGCAACAGTAGACGAATGGTTATACAATGGTGGTCCTTACCAGTTGGTAATCTTCCACTTCCTAATCGGTATCTCAGCATACATGGGAAGACAATGGGAATTATCATACAGACTAGGTATGAGACCATGGATATGTGTAGCATATTCAGCACCTGTGTCAGCAGCATTTGCTGTGTTCCTAGTGTATCCTTTCGGACAGGGATCTTTCTCTGACGGAATGCCACTTGGTATCTCAGGTACGTTCAACTTCATGTTCGTGTTCCAAGCAGAGCACAACATACTAATGCATCCTTTCCACATGGCAGGTGTTGCAGGTATGTTCGGAGGATCTTTATTCTCAGCAATGCACGGTTCTTTAGTTACATCTTCTCTAATCAGAGAGACAACTGAAACTGAATCACAGAACTATGGTTACAAGTTCGGACAAGAAGAAGAAACATATAACATCGTAGCAGCACACGGCTACTTTGGTCGTTTAATCTTCCAGTATGCTTCTTTCAACAACTCAAGAAGTCTTCACTTCTTCCTAGCAGTATTCCCTGTAATCTGCGTATGGTTAACCTCAATGGGTATCTGTACAATGGCATTCAACCTTAACGGTTTCAACTTCAACCAATCAGTTGTTGATGCAAACGGTAAGATTGTTCCAACTTGGGGAGACGTTCTTAACAGAGCAAATCTAGGTATGGAAGTAATGCATGAGAGAAATGCACACAACTTCCCATTAGACCTTGCTTCTGCAGAGTCTGCACAGGTTGCTTTAACAGCACCTACAATCGGTTAATTTATTAACCCATAACAACACAAGGGGTCGTAAGACCCCTTTATTATTAGTCATCTTTTGCAAGTTGTGCAAAGTACGATAACGTATCCGTTTCTTCTACTGATGAAGGAGCAGCAGGAACAGGTGCGGGTGTAGATTCTATATCTTCACCAAATGTTTCTGCGTCAACTGGTTTCGAGTAGTTACCCTTTAAAGTACTCTCAAGTCTAAACTTAAGATCTTCATAGGACTTGAACTGATCATCAGCAGTGAATGCTGCTAGACTATGTTCTTCTTTCCACAATGCTTCCAACTCTTTATCGTTGAAACCACCTAACACAGATGTTTCTGCAAACTCAGACTTGTCATAGTTCCAGAATCCTGCGACTCTAGTGATCTTTAACTTAAAGTCTGCACCTTTCCAGAAATCAAATGGATTTACTGGTGTCTCATCTTCAAATGCGGGTTGCATTGATTCCATAATCTTGTCAAAGATTTTCTTACCATATCTGTATAAGAATACCCTACCTTCGTTAGAAGGATTTGCACTATCTTTAACAACATAGATGTTGCTGTAATAGTTTAACTTACGCTTTTGCTTGCGTGCTTGATCTCTTTGTGGAGATCCCTCTGCTCCTGCGTTCCAAAGTTCTCTATTGAGATCAGAAACAGGATCTTTCTTACCTAAAGTTGTAAGGGAGTTTTCAATGTACCAACCGCCAGGTCCTTGGAAGGCATGACTCCAAACTTGTGCCCATGGAAGGTCTTCTCCATCGGGTGCAGGGAGAAATCTGATTACAGCGTAACCATTTCCTGCTTTGTCCACCTCTGGTTTCCAGAGACGCTCATCAGGACCTGCTTTGGTCTCTGACTTATTGAGATTTTCTGCTTTAGAAAGTAAGTCTTGAAAGTTAGACTTCTTTAATGCACTAAATGACATAATCGTATTCCTCGTATTTTTGTATTGTGAATATTACTGCAATGCAGCATTACTATTTATTATAGCAGAAAAGAAATGATTTGACAAGTTGTTCTGCTCTCTCCTCTCCGAAGATACCTTTGAGGTATCCACCAACAGGATCCAATCTTGTCATATATGTGTCAAAATCAGAGTATATTGTTGTGTCTTCTCCATCTGGTTGCACTGCTTCTACCATTCTTCTATATGCATCAAGATATTGTGCAAACTCTCCTACGTATTGATCTACTTCATCCATTTTACATTTACGCACAAATATATTTTCTGAGAAGTGATTACCTTTCTCAAAAAATCTGTAGTCCTCTGTTGCTACTGGTAAATCTGGATGTGAGAACATGTAGTTCTCTGTAGGGTGCTGAAAATCAAATACTATGATTACCTTATATTCAGCAAATCCCATAAGATCCATGCCAAAACAGGGCAGATTACAGCCAGTCTTAGGATAGAGGATGTTGTTGTAAATGCTAGACTTTTCATTGTAAATTTCTACCTCACGTGCTTTCAAAAAATATTTATGACGATACTCTATTGCTTTTAGACTTGTGTTACGTTTTCCTTCCCATTCCATGCTAGTAGCATCAGGTTCCAAGTCAAAAGTATTGAACAATACCTTCTTATAATTTTGCCAAAGATTCATTTTTTAAATACACCTATCTTAGTCATAACATACAGTGTTAAAACTGTCCAAAAAATAATTTCTAGTGCATGGTTAGTCATCATGTTCTTCCCATTGGTCTGTTAAACCTTTGTTATTAAAGAATGCTCTGTATATTCCAAACCCAGATAGTAAAACTAAGATTACTAATATAGAAATACCAAATGTTGCATCTGGATCAGCATTATAATGTGGTATTAGTGCATTGCACTTAGTCCATGTGCCAGGTAATGTATATACTGGAGGACAGGATAAAAAAATCATAATTAATAGTTTTTTGATTTAGGAATGTTGCCACCTTCTCTTAATTCAGATATTCTAAAAGTGACAAGTTTCTCCCAAGGAGAATAGTTATCAAACAGAACTGATGCTGTTTTCTTTGTGCATCGTTGAACGAATCCAACATACCCATTATATATTGAGTTTGGACTATCAATTGTAACTGTTGTACCTGGCAAAATCATTCTTGCGATCTCCATTCCTTTCTCATTTTAACATATGTATTATTTTTTGCAACTATATCACGAACTTTTTTAAATATTTTAGCACTCTTAGCAAAATCACAAGTAGCATGGTCTGGTTCTTGTGGTAAGACTTCACCATCCTTATACTTCTTACCATCTCTATGATTAGCATAACGTCTTGCTCTTGTGAAACCCATCTCCAAAAACTTACGACACATATCCATACCAATGAAGTCTTCTTCATCTCTGTAGTCTAGATACATTCCAAAGATATGGTTGGCAGACTCTACTGCAATCTCTGGTGTCTTAAATCTCCAATGAGCACAGATATCGTTAGTATAAGGGCGAACCAGTAGAACTCCTTGCTCTCCCCTTCCAATACGATAAAGTTTACGAGTTTCCTCGTCTGTAAAATCAAGCTTTTTATAGTTGAGGTCATAATCAAATTCTTTCATTCACCTATAGTATGGATAACAGGGTTTTCATTTTTCAATACATCATATAATTTTTTATCTTCTGCTGAAGACACAGGAATGAACTCTGTCTCAGCATTAAAACCTTCATATCTATGTGCCTGATTGATTACAATAGAACCATTCTCTCCTGATGTAGACCTGTGGTATGTACCTCTTGGTAAAAATAATGCACCACTCTGTCTTCTTAAATGTATTATATGATATGGACATTTAAAGTCATAGTTCACTATCTCAAATGTTCTCTCACCATTAATGACTCTGTTGTAATCATCTTGATAATGATGTATATAAAATTGCTTACCTCCTACACAGTCAGGTGGAGGTGATACAGCAGAACCTTCATGAACCACAAGGTCTGTGGCATTACATTCTTCTACAGATATATCATAGAAAGTAACATCATCTGTTTCTTTAAACACACGATGCTTTCTAAAAATTATACTACTCATTAAAATCCTTTAGGTTTTTTCTTTGGTTTATCTAATACATGTACAACTGCATCAAATTTTGGTAAATGATTATTATTCCACCACCACTCTTGAACCTCGTCATATGATTCTACCACAAAAGATTTGTTTTGACAAACAATTTTATAATGATGACGATCATAAGGTTCGTTACTTGTTTGTTTAAAAAATTTAGTCATGGTAGTTCTATTTGTCTACACACCAAATACTCTCTGGCAGTTTTACATGAGAACGCTTTGTCTCTGTTGAGTCTTGCCAATAAAAAAGTTATTGAAATAAGTTGGATTACTATGACAAGTGGTATTCCTACTTTTAATAATGTTTTTGCTTTGTTAGTCATACCCATTCTGGTTTGCGTGATGGGTCACGAAGATAGTTAGCAGCAACCCAAGGTTTAGATGCAATATAGCGTTTGTATGCAGTGAAGATATCAATGCTTGTATCGTGCTTGAACTCGTCAGGACCTGCAAATACAAATTCATCAGAATACTCTCTGACAGATCTGATGTATTGAAATGGAAAGATCTTCTCTGCATGTAGAATAGTAAATTCACAACTA